CATCTGATTTTGATGATAAAAAATTTATGGTAACAAGTGTGCCATCAGCAACTACTCTTACAATTACAATGCCATCAAATGAAAGTGGATCTGGTGCAACTACATCAGGTGGTATACGAGTTCAACATTATTATCCTGTTGGTCCAGCGGTACAAGCAAAAGGTTTTGGTTGGTCATTAGGAACTTGGGGTGGAGAAGAGATTGGAGCATCTATAACTACTTTAAATGGTGCTTTAGGAGATAACACTGCTGGAACAGGTGGATCAGGAACTTCTATTACAGTTGCTGATGCTTCGCAGTTTCCAACTTCAGGTACAAATTTTATTCAGGTAGGTTCAGAAGAAATATCTTACACAGGTGTTTCTGGAAACGATTTAACAGGTATAACAAGAGCAGTTAGAGGAACTACAAGAGCTGCACACAGTGATGGAGCAACAGTAACAAATTCTACTGATTATGTTGCATGGGGTGAAGCTGCATCAGGAGACTTGGTCCTTGAACCAGGGATGTGGTCATTAGATAATTTTGGTGACAAAGCTATTTGTTTAATTCATGACAGTGCTGTATTTGAATGGAACTCTGCTGCAACAAATGCAACAAATAATAGAGCAACGATTATATCTGGTGCACCTACTGCATCAAGACACATGGTTGTATCTACACCGGATCGTCACTTAGTATTTTTTGGAACAGAAACAACGATAGGTGATACCACAACACAAGACGATATGTTTATTAGATTTTCGGATCAAGAAGATATAAATACTTACACGCCTACAGCAACCAATACAGCTG